GCTGTCGTCTCTGTTTGGCTCGAAATACGTCATTCCTGCCGCCGCCGCTCTGGGGGTGCAGGAGGCCAGAATACGCTTCTGGACTGACGACAAGCAGGACGGGTCGCGCTACGCCTCCAGCCCTAAGATTAAGGCTGAATTAGAGGCGATCTTCGCGGCACGGGTTAATAAGAGCGACCGAATAGAGGACCGGGTCCACGACATGGCGGAGGCGGTCAGCTATCTGGACGATCTAATTGATCGATTCGCCGACGAATAACCCGACCGTCCATCCTTTTAGATAGTGACTTATCAAAGCCCCGTGACCTCATTCGTGAGGGTTCACGGGGCTTTTCTTGTTTGTGGATGCGGCGCATCTTGGCAATCTGGGCAATGTCCCGGCGGGTCTTGGTTTTATTGCACCCTTGGCACAGCGGCCAGAGGTTTGCCAGATCGTCCATCCCACCCAATTCGAGCGGTGTCTTGTGATCCATGACGGTCGGAGCGCCGAGGGTTACCGGGCAAGAGCAAAGGCCGCACAGGCCGCTGTGAGCGTCCCACACGGCCTTGCGCCTTGCTTTGCCCATTGCCTTGCGTGGCGTAGCCGGGACGGCCTCACGCGCCATTCAGGAGCGATCAAACAGGTCGCCCTGCGCCTCCCTCTCGCCCCACCAGTTTTTTACCAGTTCCAGAGCCTCATCGTACAGGATCATGGGATAATGGGCGATACAGTGGGGGGCCGCGACCTTGGCGTTTGGATCAGTTTTTTCGGTTAGGATGCGGGAAGGTTCCACACCCCGTTTTTGGGCCATTGACGCCAACATATGACCAACTGCCCAATTTGTTTCATTACTCGACGGGATGCCAGCCCGCATGATGATGTGGCGAAAATTGAAATAGCCCCTCATGGCCTTGGCCCATGTTTCCAGACAATGCCCTTACGGCTGCGCCCGACCGGAACCCTGCGCTCATCGCTATCATAAATTAGACCAGCGTCAGCCAACGGTCTGAGGCGCGGCCCAATGGTCTCATGCTCAATCTGGGTTAGTCGCGCCAGATCGTGCGCGGTCAGGCCGTTTGGCGCGGCCCTGAGCGCCTCATAGGCAATGGATTGTAACCTAGACAGGGTTGCCTCGGTCAGGCCCTCAGCGGCCTCGCGGGAGGTGTCTGGGCCATCCCGCCGCGACAATGCGCGACGGGCGTAGAACTCAAAAATATCTTCGGTTTCTTCGACCATGACCAACCCTTTAAACAGTTAAAGCCTTGATCCTCGCCAGCACCGCGCTGTGGAGGTCTTGTGCCCGGCCAAGGCTGGCCAGCTTGAGCAGGGTCTGACGCCTGACGGTTTCCTCGTCTGCCCACATAGCCTTGACCTGAGCCTTGTTTTTCATGCGCCCGGCTGCGTCCTCGATCCCCTGCGCCCAGTCCTCTAGCTGCTCGCGGGTAAACTCAACCGTCTCGCTGAGGGCCTCTGTAATGGCCTCTGGCTCGTTTGGCTCCACCACCTCGTCAGCCTCGCTCTCGACCTCCACAGTGGCTCCGAGAGGCTCCACAGGCTCGTCCTCGACGGTTGCGTCGATCACATCCCCATGCAGAGAGGTAAAGCCCTCGCCCGACGCTGCGGCCCTTGCGGCCAGCCTTTCGGTCAGGCCCGTGTTGCCTTTGGGCGTCACATTCATAGGCCCGGCCTCGATCAGTTCCTCGCGGTCATAGACCCCTAAAATGACTTCTGGCGTGTAGCGTCTTGCCCATGAGCGGATCGCGAAATAGCCCAGTTGCTGGTCTGGGTCGGACTTCCAAAGCGGAGAGTTCTTAACCGTAATCTGGCTAAACATGGGGGTTTCATACTCGCGGCTCCCACCCTCGACCATCTCGCACGTTACCGTGCAGCGCCGGGTTGGACCTTCGCCTGAGTAGGCGTAATTTGGACGGCCCTTGATTGGTGCGCGGGTATGCACGACAGCGGCGACTAGCTGGGCCTCGTAAGCCAAGCGGTCATTAACCGAATAGGTTTTATTGGCAACCGCAAACGGGTCCATTTCCCAGCGCAGGGCTTGCATGGTGACAGCCATACAGGCTCCATCGTTGTCGCGCAAATGCTTTGGCAAGGCCAAGCTGGCCCGGCTCATCACCTTGGCAAAGGCCACCACCTCGCCAAAGTTCGCGGGCATGAGCGACCCGCCACGGCTGTCTGTAGCCATGCCGACCTGAGCATATCCGCCCTTCAATTCAACCATGTCAGTCATTTAGGTGTTGCTCCATTTCAATGGTGATCGCGGCCATGTGCAAAGCGCCCCACGCCACATCATAAGTCGATTTTTTATCTTCAGTTGCGCCCTTGCCCACGTTTTCGGCTGCTTTACGCAAATGTTCGACAACAACCATGCGCTCATCCCTTGTACCCAATTCAACGCCATGCTCAAAGGCTGCGTCGTGGCCACGCGAGGCCATTAGGGCCATAACTAACGCGCCAAGCGTCGCGCCCAGAAACCATGAGATACAAACTGCGAAAATCATTTCAGATGCTCCCCTGCTGCATAACGCTCTGCCTCTTGTAATGCGCCGACGACGGCGAGCTTTTCGTCGATGCGGCGGCGCGACCATTCGGGCAACCCCATAATCTCGGCGTCAGTGGAGCCGTTGCCCGGCCCAGCCCACTCACCGGACGCCACGGCCTTGGCAAACTCGCGGATTGCCCAGCGATTCTGGTGCGCTCCCCGGTCAATGTCTTCCATTGGGATGGTCACAATCCTGACAGAGTAAGGCGGCTTATTCTCAACAAACACCAGCGTGAAGGATTCCATTTCAATGCCCAGAACGTGCCGGGAACCCTCGGCAACCATCGCGCCTTGCATATGATAGCCATAGTTAGCGATGCTGCGCTGGATGCTCTCATCGTCCACAGCGGCGGTGGTCTTTAGATCGGCGTAGTCGCCCGAATCAGTTGGGATTGTGTCGGGGCGACTTTTACACCAGATGCCCGTCTCATCATCGCGCCAGAACAGCGACCGCTCGACGCGACCGTCTAGGATGCCCTGCTTAATGATCGGATTAGCCCCAAGGCTCTTGGCCATGCCCGTGACGATGGCAATGTCTGAGTCTGACACCACCGTCTTGCCTTGCACGATCTGCTCCTCGCGCCACGCCTGAGCGTCTTTCGTGCGCCAATCCTTCCAATGGTCTGGGCGGACGGCGTATTGATCGCCAAATCCGTTTAGCCCTTCCATCAGCAAGGTATGCGCCAGACGACCCAGAGCGAACTGGGGCTTATCGTCGCTCATTCGGTCTGGGTTCATGTAGCTATTGACGTAGGCGTGGGCGAGGCTCTCGTTCCAAACGGTACGCAAAACGCCGCTAGAAACACTAGGCCCGTCGCAAATGTCCCCGTGATATGCGCTAATCCCGACTTGGCTATACATTCCCGGCACAGAGATTTTCTGGCCGTTCCATTTTGTCTCGTTCATGTCTTGGCTCCCTAGCTGACAACAGCCAAGCTACATAACCCGCTCTGCATTGCAAGCGCATAACAGCGATTGACGCGATCAAAAATGTCGGCTTACGCTCTGTCCCGCACAAAAAAGGAGGTTTTGATGTGACAGAAGACCAATTTCTATCCCACTTACAGAGGTCGGTGAACCGGGCGGGAGGTGCGCCAAACTGGTGCAAACTACATGGTTTAACGCCTTCGGCGGTCTATCAAGTGTTAAATAAGGTGAGACCAATCATGCCCGCAATCGTCGAGGCGCTCAATTTCCGAAAGGAGGTCAAATATGTCAGCAATAAACGACGGGACGGATATGCACCCAGATGACTTTAGCAACGAAGGCTCTGGAGTGAGGTTTACGGTTCCCGGCGTCCCGGTGGCCAAGGGACGGCCCAGAGCGTCGGCTGTGAGGGGCTTTGTCCACCTTTACTCCGACAAAAAGACCGCCTCTTACGAGAATCTGGTCAAGATGGTAGCCAGTCAGACCATGTGGCAGCGAAAGCCTCTGGAAGGGCCGCTCTTTATGGATTTGGTTGCCTATATACCGATACCTAAAAGCAAGAGCAAAAAGATCATAGAATCCATGCTGTTGGGGACAACCTCTCCCACGTCACGTCCAGATTTAGACAATTACATCAAATCTGTAAGTGATGGCTGTAACAAGTTGGTTTTTAACGATGATTCGCAAATTGTGATCATTCATGCATCCAAGCGGTATAGCGACACACCCCGCCTTGAAGTTTTTATTGCCCCACTATGAAAAAAAACCCACCGGGGGCAAACCCGATGGGCAGTTGAAGGAAGCAAGAAATGAACCAAGATTTGTTTAACACGCCTGATGGCCAGTCACAACTCGATGCGGCCTTGGATCAGCTATTTGAGGCTCTGGCGGCTGTTTACAGCAACGAGGAACTGTTGGACGGCATCGCCCGCCTGTCCAAACGCAAGACGCCCGCGAAAGCACCGACGCTTGAAGAGAATATGCTCAAGCGAAGGTTCGATCAGGCTTGGGATATGTGGCCAGCGGCTGGCAAGCGTCGATCCAGCAAGACCAAGGCCCTGCACTATTGGATTAAATATGGCTCCAAAATTGGGGACGCTGAAATGCTTGACGCCATTAACCGTTACGTCCTGTCCCCAGACGCTGAAAAGGATGGTGGAGCGTTTGTGCCGGGCCTTGACCGTTGGCTCAAAAACCAACGCTATGAGGGCTGGCTAGAGGCAACCGCGCCAAAACGAGTGGGCTTTGTCTAATGGACAAACTGGACAAGGCCAGAGCGGCGGGAATTATTCTGAACCCCAGCAAGACTGGAGACCAGTATGTCCAATGCCCCGCCTGTTCACTCGACCGCAAGAAGCGCAAAGCGCCTTGCCTCTCGGTTAAGGTCACCAGCGATGCTGTGATCTTTAACTGCCACCATTGCCAGCACCACGGAGCGTTTTTCGATGACAACAATATGGGAAATTTTAGAAGGCCGGAAACTGGACATAGAGGCCCTAGCAAAAAAGGGCTGGAGCGTCCGCCAAGGACGCGAGGGTGGTGAAAGTCTCAGCATCCCGTTCATGCGGGATCACGAGCCAGTGGGGCACAAGTTCCGTCGTTGGGGGGGAGAACACAAATGGTCCGCCAAATGGGCAGCGACACCCATCGCCTACAACGAGGATTGTCTGAGGGACGATAGCCTGATCGACCAGCCCCTGATCATCACTGAGGGCGAGATCGACTGTGAGAGCGTCCTACAGGCCGGGTTCTATCGCTGCATATCTGTGCCCAACGGATGCGGTGGAGCCGCTGAGGGGCGCTCTGAGGCCGATCTAGAGGCATCGAAGGCGTATGACTGGCTAAGGCAGCTAGAGCCGCTCCTGCACAAGGACAGGGTCTCTGAGATCGTACTGGCCACAGACGGGGATAAGGCCGGGGCCAAGCTGATGCATGAGCTATCGGTTCAGTTGGGCCGATACCGCTGCAAGTTTGTCACCTATCCCAAGACGCGCCGGGCTGATCTAGGCCGTGAGCGTTGCAAGGACATGAACGAGGTCTTGGTTGAATATGGACAGGCCGGGGTGGTCGAGACCTTGAACCGCCGGGAGTACGTCCAGATGAACGGGGTGAGGCTTCTGAGCCAGCTACCGCCCCTTCCTGACAACGTCATCTATGACATTGGCTTTCACGGCTTCAGTGAAAACTACAAAATGCGTCTGGGCGACCTCTGCGTCGTCACTGGCGTTCCCGGCTTTGGTAAATCATCGTTCCTGAATGACGTTTGCTGCCGGGTGGCACTGGCATATGGGGTGCGGATTGGTTGGGCATCGTTCGAGCAAGCGCCGCAGCGAGACCACCGCCGGGCCTTACGCTCTTGGTACACTGAGAAGCTACCTCGCCATATGACAGCGCAGGACACGATGGCCGCTGACAAGTGGATTGATGACCATCACGTCTTTATCGTTCCTGACGAGGAGGAGGACGCTACGCTGAACTGGCTCTTTGAGTGCATGGAGGCGGCTGTGAAGCGGTTTAACGTCAAGATTATGGTCATCGACCCTTGGAACGAGGTCGAACACGTCAGGGAAGGCCGTGAGAACGAGACGGAATATGTCAGTAGGGCGATCAGGATGCTGAAGCGGTTTGCCAAGGCCTTTCAGATTCACCTGATCTTGGTTGCCCACCCAGCCAAACTCCAGAAGGTGAACGGCAAGTATCTCATGCCCAGCCTGTACGACATAAGCGGATCAGCCAACTTCTATAACAAGTGCGATCTGGGCATCATCGTCCACCGGGAAGATGCAGACTCCTCGATCATCAAGGTGGCCAAGAGCCGTTACCACGAAACGATTGGCCGTCCCGGCGAGATGAAAATGTCATTTTGCCTAGACGACCGCCGCTTCCGAGAAATTGAGCGTTTAGCTTAGGACTTTTTGGGTGGGCGTTCTTCGTCCACCCCCTTGTCCTTTGCCATCAGCTTGGCGACCCTTTTGTCGATCTGCTCTTTGCTCAAACCAGCCGATTTGGCTTTTGCAATTATGGTTTTTCGCTTTTGGTCGAGTCGGGTTTTGTAGAGCCGTTCGAGGCGGTCTGCGGCTTTGTTGAGGTGGCCCCCGAAAGCATCTGGAGCAATCCCTGCCCCTTCTGGTGCAGTTGCTGACCCTCTGAGTCGAGGTTGTCCATCAACTCCCCCACGAGCCGCGATATTTCGTTCGAGTGATTCGACTTGTCCACTGTATCCACCTTCTTCTAGGATTTTTTTGTAAACGCCATCAACAAACAGCTTTTCAAAGTCTGGCGTTGAACCGATGGCTTCGTGAGTTAGACCGCCCGCCTCAAGGATGGAGCGGGTGTTAGCATCAAAACCCTTCCCCCGGCGGGCTTCGTACAGCGTTTTAGCCCAAGACCACACAGTTTCCTGAATTTCAGCAGGAGTCCACGTCTCCCCGGTGCGCTTTGAGACGATGTCAGCAGCCTTGCGCGCGCGTGCGGACATGGCCCGGTAGCCAAGGCCCTTGCCGCCCTCAATAGCGCCGCTCTTAGCAAACAATTCCTGCTTCACGCCGCCGTAATTGGCCATCCACGCATCATTAGTAACCTCATGGACGAAACCGCGCAGATTTTGAGCAAAGCTATTCACCTTGGGGCCGCTTAGAACGAAGGCGCGTGGATTGTCCGTGCCGAGTGCGTTGTAGGTATTATTTCTCCACGCATCCAAAACGCTCTTTTCCGTGCCACCACCCTGCACGTTTTCGCCCATGATTTTCAGGATGGCTTCCTGATCGGTAGGCCTCCCAGCCTTTACCCATCCATTCCAAACCTTCAAGGCGTTGACGGTGTTGCTTTCGACGGAAGTTTGCGGTGACAGCGCAGCCAAGAGAGCGGCAAACCTATCGGCATCGTGCGCCCCAAAAATGTCCACCAAGGCCTTGGCACTGTTTTTATACCAACCACGCTTTGCCCGGCCAGAAAATGCCACCGACGCCATTTCTTCCGAAGTAGGCAAGCCTTGGAACAATTGCACCAGCTTTTCGGCAGATGCTTTTCTCAGGTTGGCCTTTTCTGCTGGCGTAAGATACGGAGCAACGGCCTTGTAGCCCGGCACGGTGGTCATGAGGGTCTGCTGGAGCGTTGCCGCCTTGTCCTTCGCCTTACCCATCAGCGCAGCAACCTTTTGGTTAAGGGTCTTCTCTGGGGCCTTTGGGGTCTCCGTGCCGCTCTTGCTTGCTAAGTCTGTTGCGGTTTTTGCATCTGGTGGGTTAAAATTTCGGTCATAAACTCGCGCCGAAGAAAGAGCGCGTTTTTTTGAGTTCAGATTACCGTTTCCAATGTTATCCAAATACACTTGAAGTGCTTTTTTTTGTTGTCGTTCTTCAGCCAATTTAACAGCAGATGAATAGTCGGCCTTCACGCCCTTTAAATCATAGAAGGGTTTTGCTGATGATATTGTTTGGTTAATAATCGCTTGCAGTTCTTCTTCTGTTTTAGGACTATCAAGGTTAAATCCTAATGATTTGTTTTGTCCGCGATTTGCTCCCCAACCGCCACTATGATCAGAAATTCTAATTTCAGGAACAGGCATATTACTTGCGTAGTAAGGGCTTGGGTCTTTTGGTGTAATATAAACGCTAACACCGTGCGCCGTTTTATATGGCTTGGTAATGTGCAAATCTACGCCACGATTGCGAAGCTCTGCGGCAACACGCTCGGCTACTTCAGAAACGTGACGACGATCCCAAACCGGAGATGGATTGTTGGACTTGCTAATATCGCCCTCCTTCATGCCCTTAGCCACCCCAGCGACCTTTTGGTCAAGAGTCTTCTCTGGGGCTTTTGCGGGCGAAGCCTTGGGCGCACCTTCGCTAGCAGATGCGCCAGAGCCGCCCTTGCCCCTAATCCACTGCTCCACCGGAATACCCTGCGAGGTGAAAGGCATTGTTAACATACGATCTGTTGGCGTCATTTTAGCGCGAGCCTGTACATCTCGCGCACCAATTTCACCCTCTGACTTCATATACTCCCGTCGCAATAAGTTCGCATCCTGATAGGCTAACTCTTTAGCCAAAGATTTTATGCGAAATGTTGCGCTGTCGGCGTCAAGTTTATTCGGGGAGCTTAAATTTCCAATCGCAGAATCTAAGTCTGACCTTTTTGTTTGGTACTCCTCCTGACCAGTGTTTTTTCTTAATCTTGCAAGTTCTTTTTGAAATTGATCCTCGCCTGTATATATATGGCCATGCAAGCGAAGATTACTTGCAACTCGCTGGGCAAATTTATCATCATCAGACGCATCTTCATGTTTTTTTCCAAAATCCCTTCTTAATTTACTTGTTATTTTGTAATTTTCTTGTTTTCCGCCTCCAGCGTTATAAATCTCCCTTAATTCGTCCACAACTTCTGGGTTTGATAAAAATTCAAATTGCTCTTCTTGGTTATAGCCATGCTCATCCAACATGACTCGCAAATCCCTCGCAAAAGATTCTTTTTGGGGAACGCTCATTTGATCAACAATAATTGCGTCGTTTGAGCCGCCCTGCCAGCCCTCTAAGTCTTGCACAGCGTGTCCACTTAACTCGTGGAGCAATACGCTCATTGGATCACCTTCTGGATAAACTTTAGTTATTTTGCTGATAGGGTTAAATGAACCTCCACTCCTGCCTCTCATACCTCTTTCAAATCCGTAATTTTCTAATTCTGGAAAAACTTGAAAAAGTGCTGGGTGTTCAACATGGGAGCCAATCGACGCACCAACGGTACTTGGGTCTACGCCAGCAAGTCTCTCGTGAAGAGTAAGGCCGCGCATATGCTCAAATGGCTTATTGAAACGAGCCTTGTCGTCGGGAATTTCGGCAATCCAAACACCCTCTGTGGGATGGCGGGCGTACCCGGTCACTTCCCAAATTTTTTCTGGCCGCTCACCTCTAGCCTCCATAGCTTCAGCCTCGGCCTGAACTTGCGGATTGATGCCCTTTAAGTCAGGGTGAAGTTGGTCCTCTGGAATCTTAGCAATACGCTCCATGCCTTTGGGGCCAATCATGGCGTATCGGTTGCCAGATGGGCCAACCTTTGGCCCCGATCCGCTCGTGACCTTATTCTGGCCGGAACGCAGGATAGCGGCCAGTTCCTTGTCCGACATTTCAAGGTTCATACCCATGCTGCGGGCAAACTCTTTGATGATGGCGGTGATCTGGGACTTCAGGCTAACGTCCAAAATGCCCTTTTCAGACCTAGCGGCCAAAACCTCCTCAACGGCCCGAATGACGCGATTGGGGTCGTTTGCGTAGGCCGTAGGGTTCTTTTGCATAAAGGCCTCAGCCTCAGCCGCAACGCCGGGATTGCTGGCGTGGATGCGGGCAAGGGCCGAGTCGATGGCTTCACCGTATTTGGAAGCTAAGCCGATATGTCCCAGTCCCTCGTGATAGACCGTGCTGGTGACGTGTTCTAAGCCATCAAGGCGGTCAGCAATCAGGTGAATGGTTTTGCCATCCGACGCAACAAATGCACTCGCGGTGTCGTGCATATTGTCAGCACGAAGCTGTTGTTGCATTTCGGGCGGCAGATGCTCGACTGTGGGATGGGTAACAACTTGAATCCCAGCCTTCCAGTCCTTCACCAGATCAGA